TAATGATTGTCTAAGCCCGTCAATAGAGGATGCAGCTCTATCCGCTTGCATTCCATCGTGCAGCCTTGATTCAAGTCTCCTAAATTCAGTCTCGTTTGTAGATGCCTCATGTCCTAATCTTTCAAGATCTTGTCTTAACTGTGCAGATGCTCTCCGTGCTGCATTAACATCAAGTTCAACTCTTAATCCAGACATTATTTATTTTTCTCCTGTTGCTTTTTCGCAGATTTAAAAATAAAAGGGTATGCAGCACTTTCAATCAAAAGTATATTTTCGAGATCATTAATCGAATAACCATGTAATTCGCATAAAGGTAAAACATCAATAGTTTTTAATCTTTTAGGCATTCCACTCATCTCCGAAAAATCTCGATCAAATTTACTGCACTTGTCCCACATCTGGATTAATCCATATTCAACTTGATTTAGATCACTGGGCTTCTTGCAATTTTCGCATGGAGGATTTCCCCCCTCAAGTTTGTTTGCTTTTTTGCAATCTTCGCAACTCGCTTGATCAGGATTATAATTCCAAGAAACCCAGTCCGCTATTTTTTTTTCTTCTTTTCTTTTTTTTCCTCCATGGCCTGACCGATTTTAGCAATCTCTTCCTGAATGTAAACACAAACATGATCATTCTCTTTACAAGCTGCAAGAGCTCGTTTATTTTCAGAAGTACACGGCGGATCTCCTTTAAGCCCTGTCCAGCTTTTTACCTGTGTATCCATGTTGTCACATTGCACTTCAATCCAGTTTGTGTGTTCTTCATAAATATCCTTAGAGCCTGGACCTGTTTTAATTTTATGAACGAAAGTACCATTCTTAACGATTTCGAGAGCTTCATGTTTTGTATTTGGCTCGACGGTAAAGGTAGCGCCCTGGTACTTAATAACATGTTTCTGCTTTTCAAAAACTATTTCTAACATTTTTTTAGTCCCCAATTATCCCCGCAAAAAGGCATAGAAAGATCCGGGGGAGACCCTTTCAGCGTATACGCCTATCTATGCCCATGTTCATTAAGTAAAAACTATCGTTGAAGAGTTTTCACCTGCTGCTGCACCCAGACAAACTCCGCTCAAAGATAAAGAAACAGTATTCTCTCCGGCACTTTCAGAGGGTTCTTCCAGTTCGGTGTATGGCAAGTTTATGGTACAAGTCTTGCCAGCTCCACCGTCCATTACAGCGGCAATAACAATTTGTTTATTGTTCAACGCATCATGAAGAAAATGAAGATCCTGTTCTCTAAATAGCGCTTCTGCCGTAACTTTTATCGACCTCATACTTTCAACATATGCTTCAACGTACCCGGATGCGTTTATCTCTTCATTTTGCCACTCAACAGGCGACGAGATATCAATAGTCAATGTTTTCAAGACTTTTGTTACGCCATCGAATGAAATAGTATTATTCTTCGATTCTACCGGCGCACCGATCGCTGTTAAACCAATTGGGAGAAATCCTTTGACAACAGCCTCGTCTAAACAAGTTATGGCCTCAGCAAAAAATAATTTATTGCCATTAATTAATAATATACGATAACCTTCATTTGAGTTGTTTGCTGTTGCTTCGACGGCTGTTGCAATTTCAACCAGAGAATTTTCTGTGAATAATTTTCCGTTTGTTACCGTGACCTTGCTATTCCCAATGATTGTCATCGCTTTTGTATTTGCAAGAGCTGCCGTTAAACCTGGCGCTCTGAGAACAATATCTCCGGGCTCCGTGTTGCCTGTTGCGATATAGTATTCTGTCGAATCATCTGCAAAAAGAACTATATCGCCTTCCAAAATAGAACCGGAGCCAGTCCCGAGGGTTATTGTCGTGTCTCCTTCTGCATACCCTTCGCTTTTATCCACCACATATAAAGACCCTTCACCATTTGCAGTCGCGCCATTAGCTGAATCTGTACCAGCCCAGCCTTTTTTCATGAACCCACCACCGAAATTGCATTCAAATGCGCCTTTATTCGACAATGCCATTTTTAACGTCTCGGCACAACCTCCTGAAGCATGGTAAACCGTGTGGCCCTGCTTAAACCAAGCTGAAAAAGGTTTTTTAATCTTGGATTGATCATATGTGCATGACACTCCGCCCGACACCGTTGAACCTCCCTGAAGCGATTCAAAAAGGATATCGCCCATTGGTACATCACCCGCCACCCCGGATGGCCTGTTATAAAAATCAAAGGTGAACTGACCTGCTCCTATTTGGTCTTGAAATCTATCAGTGGTGTCAAGAGTATCATTAATTTCCTTTGAATCTGTAAAAGTAGGTTGCTGTTTTAGTGTTGGCTGTTCTGTTAAAACAAGCATTTCCGAGGCTGCTGTTGGATAAGCCAGTGTTCCTTTTGTCGTTTCCTCCACTACAAAAGCAGATAACTCGCGCGATTTTGCAATTGTGTTTGTCATTTTAACTAATCTCCGTTATTACATGAAATGGTATTGTTGTTTTGTGATGACAAGCTTGAAGCGCATCATCAATGCCTATGTATTCAGAATATGGTTCGAGATCTCCATTGCTGCATACAACCCCATCACCAATTGTTTTATTTAGAAAAAGATCCTCAAGCTTTCCACAATAAGAATATCCTTGCTGAGTACCTACTCCTTTTTGAGTAAAAACATTTATAATAAAAACCCCTGGCCTCTCCTTGGCTCCATTAATCTCAATTGCAAACATTCGGCCTGGTTTTGTGTAACATTCTATGTATGGGACTGTTGCATCATCCTTGTTTATTTCTCGTATCGGACAGACTGTTTTATATGCCCAATTTGTGTCAAGATATGCCTGAACAGCGACATCAATATCATATGGGTTTATATTCATTGTCATGTGCCTGATATTCCTTCAAGTCCGCGTAATGCATTGTTGAAAAAGGTCTCAAATTCTACCAAGGAAATTGATACCATTCCTGCTGGAGCCTGTTTAGACGTTCCGTTTTCCAGGTATTCAATATATTCAATATTATTATAGATAAAAACAGTACTATCATGAACTGACAATTTGAAACCAGAAACATTTTCTTGAATAATTTGATCTATTTCATTGAAAGAATAGCCGTCCTCATTGTCATGAACATCACTGGCGTGTGAAGTTGCAAGGCTCCAAGATGCTTTGGCTCTACCAAATTTAACCGGTGTTTTTTCGACTATAGCCCTATAAAGATCAATACAAGCTTTTCTAACCACTTTCTCAAACGATCCGTCAACATAATCTGCAATACCCATCAATGCTTTTGAAAAGTCGGCCGCATTATTCGAGATAGCATCAAAACCTATGTGTTCATATCTATTCATCCTCTTATCTGTGCCTCCCACATCAAAGCCACGTCCCCTGGATCTGTCTTTTTTATATTAACAACATTCTGCTCAACTCCAGATATTAAGATTTTATTTGCAGTGGTCAAAGCTGGCAAGCTAGATGCGGCAAAGAAAAGCTGTGTGTCATTTTGCTGAACAATAGTCCCGTCAATGTCTCTGATAGAATAGGCTTTTTTAATACCGTATGTTGTGTAATCGGTATCTTCTGTGGCTCCTGTATATGCCATGGTTGTATCGTTCCAGACTCCTTCAGATCCAGGGACACGAACAGTAATAGCAAACCCTTGGCTTTTAAGAGTCTTATAAACGAGATTTTGCAGTTTTGTCCAGTTTAGAGCCATTATTCACCATCTATTTTATAGTTGAAACATAGCTACACCAGATGTTACTGGCATGGTTTTTCCATATAATACTTTCCGCGTTATTGTCATGATCTTATTATCCTGCTTGTGCCCTTTAAAATTAACTTATCCCCAAAGGCTTTTACCATTTGCCATACTGCATCAGGTAAAACAGGTGCATTATCAGCTTTATCAGCCACCAGATTTATAGGGCCAATAACAATTTGTGAGTACCCGGCCATATCAGAATCCCCTGTCCTGTCCGCTATCGCTAAGAGCCTGGAAAGTTCACTTTGTCCGTTCTGAACTCCTGTTGGGATTTCATCATTATCAATATAATTCCCGTTTTTATCAACCAAACCTGATCGTGGTAAATCAAGCGCTTGATCTGCATCTATAACCCACCCATCCCAGTCCATTTGCTCGTTAAGAATTCGACAAGACATAATAGCATAACCCTTTTGCTGCGCTTCTGTCAGGGTTGTCCACGTTGAATCATGAGGATTTGTCAACACCCATTCCGTAATATTAGCAATTGAACGATACGAATTAGCTCCAACTACCTGACT